CCTGTATCTTTTATGGTTACCACGATCCGGCGGGGAGAAGCACAACAAGCCCAACAATCACAGACGGAACAATACCAACTAAATTGGAGTTTTATGTACCTTTTAAGATAGATTTATAAAAATGGGACACCTCTAAAAACTATGGCTAACGAATTGAATATTAATCAAGCAAGCACGAGCGATTATACTAATACCATCTCTTTTCAAAGCCCGTCGGCAACAACCGACGGCGCCTCTATTTCTGGCGAAACAACTTGGAGTAATGAAAATTGGAGTAAGTACTGGGGCTGGTTTAATACAAACCCCGAATTAAAGAGCGCCATTATTATGAAAGCTATTTGGGACACGGGCAAGGGTTTTACTTGCGACAGCAGAACAGAGGGTATTTTAAAAAGAATGATTGGCTGGGGCAAGGACACTTTTAGCGACATTTTACTTAATTTAAATATTGTAAGGTACATTGGCGGGGACGCTTACGCCGAAATAATAAGAAACGAAAACGGGACATTACTAAATCTTAAACCTTTAGATCCGTCGACAATGAGGCATATTGTATCGCCAAAAGGAGAGTTAATATGTTTCGAACAGATAAGCAAGTCTGGCGGAGAACCGAAGAAGTTTAAGCCAGAAGAGATTTTTTATTTATCTTGCGATAGAATAGCAGACCAAATACACGGGATAAGCAAGATCGCAGTTTTAGAGGGTACATTGAAAGCCGAAGAAGAAAGTTTTGCAGATATGACTAAACTTATGCACTTACAAGCTAGACCTTTTATCTTATGGAAATTAAAAACAGACGACACAGCAAAGATAAGTAATTTTGTTACAAAGATACAAAACGCCAGGAAATATGGCGAAGATATGTTTATCCCAGATGATGATGACGCTGTCACTCACGAGGTTATACAACTCAACCCTAGCCAGATAGTTATCGAGTGGAGAAATAATATTACAAATAAGTTTTATCGTTCGTTAGGTTTACCTTTAATCCTATTCGGGCAAGCCGGATCGACGGAAAGCGGGGGCAAGATTGAGTACTTAGCACACGAACAAGTATTTGAACAAGACCAAAGATTTTTAGAGCAACAAATAGCAAACCAATTACAATTAGAAATAAATTTAATCCCGCCGACTTCTTTAATGGAAAACTTACAAACAGACCAAAGGAAAGACGCGGGTCAAGGATTAAATGTAAACCTAAATGAATAATGGGTATTAAAAACAAGAAACTCACACCGGACGAATTTAAAGCAAAACCCCATGGTAGCGATCAGTTTGGAAATATGCCGTCAGATTTTCCTAAGAATAATGCACCAACGTTTAATATAGATAATCAACAAGTTAGTAAAGCATATTACGACGTAAGGAAAGCACAGCTTGGTTTTTCTGGCGGGGGAGACGCAAGTTTATTAACACCTGAAGAAAAAGCAAAACTTGCTAGTACCCCAGAAATGCAAGCAAAGCAACAACAAGCACAATCACAAGTACAAGTAAAACAATTATTGCAAGAAGAACAGCCAGAGAGGACAGAGTTAAACGCACCGCAAAGCCCATTACAAAATGTACCCATTATTGGCGGGTTAATGGATAGTATCGGCGGGGCATTGGCAAATGTTATCGGTAAAAAGGACGCCAAGCCCGTTGAGAGTCTAGGAATTATAAACCCGGTAGAGGGGGGCATACAATTAAGCCCGCAAGAAAAACAAAGGCAATTAGTTTTACAAGCAGAAGCTAAGGCAATACAAGACGGCGTAACTTCTGGCGATCAACTCGGGGCAATTATTGAGAGCATACCTTTTGTTGGTGCATTAGCTAACAAATTTGCTAGGGGATTGATCAATACACCAAAAGGAAGTATTAACGAATTGACAGCACAAATAAAATTACAAGGTACTGGCGCGTTAGATGATCAAAGAAACGCAAAGTTAAGCCCAGAAATGAAAGAAATATCTTACGCAAACGTAGAAATGAGAGAAGATAAAATAAGAGAGTTAGAGGGCAAGATTAAACAATTAGTTTTATGCTCCGCAGAAGCAAGAGCAAACCCAGAAGAAATTGACAAGATAGAAGAAGAAATTTTAAATGCTAAAAAGAAACTTCTTAGGATAAAAGCAAACATAATAAATAATGTCGCCCCCGTGGAGACCGTACCCCTAGAATAATGAAAGACACAACTAAAAAAATAATCAATTCGGCTATTGCTGGCGTTTTGGTTTTACTTGGTGCGTGTACTGGGGGCATACCTACTGGCGAGGAGTTATTTATCGCAACTGTCGCTGGCTGTATCGTCGCAGTTACACAATTTCGTGACGCATTATTCGGCGTTGCAACAACTAAGAAAAGCAAAAAGGCAAGCGTGAAAGTTTTTAATCTGTTAAATTTATAGAAAAGTATTTAAAGACTAACTAACTAATAGAGTTATGAGCAAGGCAGAAACAATTCTAACAACACCAAAAGAAGAAGAGGACATAAATAAAGATAGCGAACAATTATCCCCGCTACAAGAAGCAAAACAAATTCTAGAGCAAATTAAAAAAGAAAAAGAGGCATTAAGTATTGAGAATAAAAGACGTGAAGAGATAAACGCCAAAGATATGTTAAGCGGACGGGCATACGCGGGCAACGCAGTAGCCAAAAAAGAGGAGACGCCAGCCGAATATAGAAAAAGGTTGTTGGGATATTAATGCACTTTATTTTTGGTACGCGAGGGATAAAGCACGATGTAGATTTTTTAATAAATGAGTTAAGCACTAGATACTTACCAATTCAAATACCAAATAAAGATACTAACCAAATGGAGAGCAAACTTATACAAATGAGGGTTTGCCCGGTTAATCTGTGGGACATTTCGTACCCTAGAGAGCACAGAGACGCAGTACTTAATACTCTTTTAATGGGCGGGAAAGGAATACCAATAAGGGATACAAGAGGCTGGCGTTTAAAACTTCTTGACAAAACTATTAGAATGGTACAAAAGATTTTAGGATTAAAACCATTAGCAGAGTACAAAAGCGAAAGCTGGTTACCAATGAGACCGCCCCAAAACGTCGAGGTTATAGCTATTGGCGAGAAAGAAGATTATTTTATCACAGAAAAAGGAGAACACGTTGACTATGAACACAAAACAGATTTATCTTTCGAGGGGATTTAAATACGTAGCTGTCGCAATTATCTTTACCTTGCTCGGCTTAGGTGTTGGCTTCGTCCTCGGTGTAGAGGCAACGGTTGTAAAGGTTGCAAACGTAGCAAGTAGTTTTGTTAATATCTCAATAGACGAAAACCTAGTTAAGCAAGCAATTTTTCAATACAACAATAAAATAAAGGGTTGCTTTCCTAGCAATTTGTCCGTATGAAATTCTTAAAATTTGCATTACATAAACGTTATTTTGATACTGGCTTTGGCGTCTTAAACTATTTGAAATATCCTCTGGTTCTAATTGGGTTCGCAACACCCGACGCCAAAGTTATTCTAGTCTTTGCTTTTTTCTATGCAATAGTCTGTTATCTTCTCGGCTGGTGGTGGTTAAATCGAGGTATGCAAGACGCTGAAACCGAAATCGGCAACAGATACAACCCGTTTGTTAAGGAAATGAGAAAAGTAATCGTCAAGCCGAATAACAGAAAGATTTAAATATAAGTTGTTATTCTAATATCTATGGCAAACGAAGCAACATTGATTTTCGAAACAGCAATACCAATACCTTTTACTTGCGCAAACACCGCAGGAATAGAAAAAGGTGCAATTCTAGCGTTGAGTGATCCTAGCACAGTAGCAACAAGCACAGCATTAGCAGACGTAATAGCTGGAATTTCCGCAACTGAGAAAATAGCAAGTGACGGAAAGACAACAGTTGCAGTTTACGATCAAGGAATTTTTAAGATGACTTTATCAGGTGCTTGCATTGTTGGAGAAGCATTAGTATCCGCAAAGGCAAACAAAGTTTCAAGAAACCACAGCGTTTTGTCTGGGGCTAGAATTTTAGGCACAGCACTAGAAACAGGCGCAGACGGCGAAACAATCAGGGTTAAACTAAATATTCAAAATAACATAACAGTATAATGGCAGACGGAAACGCACAAGCAGATATTAGAGGAATTGATATTGATAAAGTAGCTAAATCTTTTGCAGACGAAGAAATTAAGTTAAAAAGATTTGTTGTTAATTCTACTACATCAGCAAGAGAGATTAGATGGTACGCAAAGACAGCTGGATTTTTAGATAGTAGCGATACAACTGGAATAACAGCGTCACAAATAGCTAATGTTGACTTTAAATCAAGACCAGTAAGCGTCGAGCAATCTTGGACACGACAAACTTCTTATGTAAGAAAATATTTCGTTGAAAGCCCAATGCTTGCAGAAGAAGATATAAGAGACAGCGATATTTCATTGTTAATTACTAACGTAAGAGATTTAGTTAGGGCAGTAGAGCACCAAGTAGATTTAAGAATTTGCGATGTTTTAAGTAATAATTTTTCAGGTGCAACAGCAACTTCAGGAGTACCAAACGTTGTAAAAACTGTTTACACTTGGGACGAAGAGGGCACTGGATCAGGCGCAAATATTATCAAGGATATTATGACAGCTAAAGTACTTATAAGACAAAATGGTTATGACCCAGAGGGCGCTATAATTATGATGAACTCGGTTGATCACGCAAGTATGCTTAATTGGTTAATCACACAAAAGGGTTCAAGTATACCCGCATTCTCAAGCCAAAAGGTTGAAAGTGGAGTGGTTATGGAATTACTAGGCCTTAGAGTAGTAGTAGACGAAAATGTCACACCAAACCGAACAGCAGAGGGTTACAGCGGTGCGTCAGTAGTATTCGTACCAAATAGATCAGCAACTTGGAAAACATTCACACCAATAACAAGCGTCGTAACAGACGAACCTTTAATCGGTAAAAAAATCCGCGTGGCTGAAGAGGGAGAGGCAATTTTGACCGATCCGAAATCTGTTGTGATCCTGTATGATACAAGATATTAGTTTTAGAAAGTTTTATTAAGTTTGTACTATTGTGATTACTATGGCAAATACAAGTGGGGAAAAAGAATTAAAGACAAGCTGGGACGAATTGACAGCCAGTGATAGTACAAAAGCCGTCGGACATACACAAAATTTAGTACCTCAACAATCATTTGTTTCTAAACGAAATAGGGCGGGGCTATAATGGATCGGACAAGCAGAATTATAAAACAATTAAGTACCCCAGTTTATCAACCACAAGCAGAGGTTGCCACAGAAATGTTTTTACCCAATCATTCAGGGATAGCAACACACCCGGAATTTAAAAAGGCAATCGCTGGTACTGGGGGCGGAGTCACAGACCACACATTATTAAGCAACATTGGAACAACAACTCACGCACAACTAGACACATTAAGCGGGTCTTTTTATTCTCTACAAACAACCGTCGGGCATTTATCAGGTTCAACCGTTACAAGTTTAAGCGGAGCACTTAATTTAACAAATACAGCGCTTGCACATTTAAGCGGATCAACCGTATCTAGTCTGTCTGGGGCAGTTACGACATTCAAAACAGCGTTCAATCATTTAAGTGGTAGTACTGTTTCGAGTCTTAGCGGTGCATTCTCAACACACGTAACAGCATTTAATCATTTATCAGGATCGACAGTATCTAGTTTATCGGGTGCGTTCTCTACTCACACAGCAGACGCAAGCGATCCACACGGACAAATACTTACCCAAACTGGAATAATAAGCAGTGGGGCAATATCCGGGGCTTTTATCGCTATTACAGCGGATAAGACAGGTTCTGGCGCGCAATATGTAGCAAACACAGTATTCACCGAGGGGAGTAGCCCAACCGCTTCTAATTATCCAATAGGAACAATACTAGTAATTTACACACCATAATGGCAATACAAACAGCAACAATAGACGGCAAGACGGCAAGCGTTTACAAGGAGTTAGACGTAAACGCGTTTATTGCAGAATTAAAAAAAGCGATAACTGTAAAATCCGCAGACTTGGCCTGGATAGCGGACGATATAGACACAATAGTTAAAAATCTTTTAACAGACTAATGGCACTTACAGACAATATCGTGGCGTACTACAAGTTAGACGAAAGTTCAGGAACAACTTTAAACGACGAAGTAAGCACGAACGATCTTACCGCCTCAAATGCCTCAATCCTTAACGCGTCAGGTTTTCTAAATAGGTGTATTTATCCTAACGCAACTTATTACGCTTCGACTCTTCCAGCATTTTCAACTGCAGGCAGTTTAAGTTTCTGGTTCAAAAATTCAACTTACAATATTGTTGATAATTTTGTTGGCGGTAAACAGAATGCAGGACTGACTGCAAATGAATGGGGCATCTCAATCGAGTACAATACAGGAAAAATATGGTTTTGGATAGAAGATACTGGAGCACAGCAAAGCGTTATTTCTAACTCCAATGTTTCCGATGGAAACTGGCATCATTGTGTGGTTGTTTGGAGTTATGGAAATGCTTCTGACATGATCATGTATATTGATGGATCTGCTCAAACAACAACAGCAACCTCGGGCAATGCTCCAACAGGCAGAGGCTATCTCGGGGGGGTTGTACGTGGGGGATCTCCAACATGGCTATTTACTGGGTACATTGATGAGTTCGGGATTTGGTCCAGGAAGATTAGCAGTACAGAAGTAACCGCATTATATAATAGTGGCGAGGGTTTTGAGTATCCTTTTAGTACAGACCCAAATATGAAGATTAACATCGGGGACGCCTGGAAACAGGTTGATACAGTTAAAATAAATATTGGGGACGCGTGGAAAACTGCAAATGCGATTAAAATAAACATAGGCGACGCGTGGAAAACGATATTATGAAAGAGAGTAATGAAAAAAAAGAGCTAAGAGGATAAGTATATGAAACCCCTTAGCCCATCAATAAATAAATTGGTGTTAAAATTTATTGACTATTAAACTTTGATTGGCTTTATAGCCATTTTCTTATCGATGTGGATTATTTGGAATTTCTTATTTTTCCAATCTTTCGTGTCCATACCGAACGCTTGTTGTAAGACTTGGCCTGCCTTGTTTGTTGGGCTATAAGTCTTAACCTTATTGTTGTGTATCACTTTCAAGTTGAACATATCTTTTTTTAAGACTTCGTTAAATTCTATTTTACCCTCGTCCATTATTTCGACTATGTCCATATCTTGCGTACCCTCGAAATTAAGAAAATCGCCGCTAAAATCTGGTATCATTGTTTGTCTCCCGCTTTCGCATTTAATTTAGATTTATAAATTAGTTCCGTGTGTATCACGCAAGCCTTGCAGTACAGCCCATTACTCCAATAATTCCTAATCCGCACTTTTTGATTAACCCAATCGCATTTCATTTTTGTTTATCCCGATGTTCTTCAATTGCACTTTTTAAATTAAAATCTTCCAATTTTGTACAAAATAATAAACACTTCTTACAATAAAATATATTGTAACCCTTATAATTCTCAAAATAGTCCCAGTAATGCTTACAATTATTGTGCTTAGGGGTTCTTGGCTCAATTAAGCAATCTAGTAAACAATCAGCAATTTCCGTTTTTGTTATCATTTTACTAAAAGCAAAATAAACCTCTCCCAAGTTATACTCTGTTCAACATCTTTTTCGTAATCTGTCTTAGCTAAAAGCAGAGTTTTAAAATCCTTGTCTTCGAACGTGATGTTTAGGTTTTTCATTTGTTAATGTACTTGTTGCACATATCCAGTATAGCCCTGTTAAATTTAAGCATTTTCTCTAGTGTTGCTACTTCTGCTTCTGTCTTGGTTCGTATCTCTGTCCAAAACGCAGTTTCCTTGTCAACAATAGTGACTGGTAAATCTGTCTTTTTGTTAAATATCTTACCCATTTTGTATCGCCCCCCTCGCGTTTGCAGCCTCTTGCATTAAGTCATTTAGTTGCCAAATAGCTGTAACGTCAAGATTAAGTTGTTTAATCTCCCAGTTAAAGCCCTTAGTATTCTTGAATAGTTTTATACTCTCCGTCGCTGTGTCTAGCTTCTGTGCTACTTCGGGAAATACGCCTGTTGTGTCTGTCATTGTGCTAGCTCCTTTTTCTTTGCTTTAAATTCTTTCTTTGTTACTTCTATATTGCAGATATAATAACCATTTCTTTTATTTTTTAAATTTCTACAATATAAGCAGTAAGAGCAGTAAGAGCAGTAAGAGCAGTTAGAGCAGTCAGAGCAGATAGAGCAGTTAGAGCAGTCAGAGCAGATAGAGCAGTAAGAGCAGTTAGAGCAGTTAGAGCAGTAAGAGCAGATAGAGCAGTAAAAGCAGTTAGAGCAGATAGAGCAGATCAAGCAGTTAGAGCAGATAGAGCAGATCAAGCAGTTAGAGCAGTTAGAGCAGTAAGAGCAGATAGAGCTTTCTTCTTTTTTATCTAAATCGTCTCCCCATTTATAATTAATTAATTCTTGCTTTGTCATCTTCAGTATTTCTTCTTTTGTTTTCATTTCTGCCTCTTAGTGCATTTACTTAATAACTCGTCTGTTGTGTACTCAACAATAACAGAGTCGATTAAGTCTTGTGCATTTGTGTTTTCCATATACTAGTTAGTTAGTTAGTCTTTATATATCTTTCGGTTGCATAATTACTTCCGTCGGTATCTCCATATGAAACGTAGGTTAACGTATGCGTAGTGCGTATGTAGGTAGTAGTACAGATATAGTATCTCCTCGCGCCCCTCGTTATGCTTCTAAGTTAGGGGCGCTCGGAGTAACCAACGTGTCCGTACGGTACGTGGGGCTCCGGGTTGGGGCTACGTAACGTACGTACGTACGAACGGTACGTTTAAATACTTGGTTCCCGTTCACTTAGGATACCTAAGTGCACAGGCGTATTGTCTTCTCAACGTAACGTTACGAACGTGCGATAGTTAACGTACCCCCCCTGCATACCCCCCC